AATTGAGGAGACAATTGCTGGTAGTTTTGTTGCAACTGTTGTTGCCCTGCTAATGAAGCATTTGCCTGTGTTTGTGCCGCGCTTTGTGCCGCGTTTGCTTGATTCATAGACCCTATAAGTCCCAATCCTCCTGCAATTGCTAATCCTGCTCCAAGTCCTATAGGCATTTTTATCCCCTTTGAATTAAAACTTCATCCACTTTGGATGGGTCTTTTTCATCTGTTGCATGAATACAAAACCATACACAATCCTCCAAGGACTGAATAGAATGGTTTATCCCTGATTTTATTTCAAAACAGTAAGGAGCACTATACATTTCTTCTGTGTTGTCAGTCCTTACTATCACTTTTCCTTTAGCCAAAAGACTCAAATGGCTGTATTTATGGGCATGTTGGACAATTAAATGATCTTTGGGCAATACAAACTGCTTGGCATACAAACCATCAGAGAAATGATGAACAATTTGAGGATCAAACTCCATTAAACCTTCATTGGCTTTCAAAATATCAGCTAAATTCAAAATGTACCTCCTGAAATACCACCTAAAGCAGTCAAAGTTCCATCCACTACAGCATTTCCAGTAATGGTTTGGTTGCCTTGAATTGTTTGTGCACCAGTCTTGAGACTAATAAAATTTGGACTTTGAAGCCATAAAAGCCAAGGTAAAGCAGGTTGACCAGATATGGGGTCAAGGAATGGCACTCTTGGCCAAATAATATTCCCACTAGAACTTGATGTAGAAATAGTCAATTTTCACCCTCCTCTGCTTTTAAATTAGCAGAAACAATCACAGCTTTTACTGGATCACTAATACTAACTTCATAAATTCTGTCCCTAGCTTGCCCTAATCTTCTCCAAATTGCTCTGTTCCTATATTTACCAACAGCTCCAATAGTACACCAATGCTCATTAGAATAGGTAGAACCACCATCATTTGACCATCTAAGCATAGCTTGTGGATTCTGTCCTTGACCATTTTCTAATCCAACTCCAGGCTGAAATTGTATTTGTAATTCAGCAAAATATTGCCTTTGCAAGTCTGTTACCAAATGTGGGCATCTTCTAAGCCTTCTAATAGTATTCCCTGCCTCTGTATATACAGCATTGTCTAGTTGGTAGATTTGACCATTTTGGTAGTCTCCAACCAAATACACATTATTAAATATTGCCCCACAATTAGACCTATGCCTATTAAATTGTTTCCCATCCCAAGAAAGCCATTTATGCCACATTTCAGAATTTAAATCAAAAACCCATGTAATATTGATAGTTGGAAATGTGACCACATAAAACTCATGTCCATCTAACTGATAAGTATAGGCAACAGCATCAGCTATGTATTGGTTCATCAAAGTTTGTTCAACAGCATGGGTACTGATTCTTTTGAAAGAATAGCCTTGCATCACACCAATAATGTTTTGACCTCTTTGATCTTGGCTTACAAAAGCAAATTGTTCACCAAATCTGGCTACTGAGAATGGCGCGGCAATCCCATGCTGTACAGATGTTCCAGTTACCCTTTGAAATGGAAAACTAATAATGCCAGAAATTACATTTCCTACATCTGTCCACATTTCAGCAGTAAATTCACCAAGCAAAAATACTTGCCTATGGTCAACAATAAGTGAAACAAGTGGATCAGGAGCACCATCTTTAGAACCATAATAAGCATTTGTGGATGTAACTAACCCCAAGTCTGTTGCCGCCCAATTCTGTGTCCCAGGCTGATTGTAAATAATGTAGTTATCCACAACATCACAGATATTAGCCCCTTGCCACGGCCCATCTGTGGTAGGTAAAGTATGAAAACTATTTGCACTTGCAATCCAATAATACCTATTAACACCATCAACAATATAAGCATTTAAACCTGTGTTGGTCATTATGTTATCTGTAATTGATACATAACCTGTGCTTGTAGTTAATGTGCCTATCTTAGTAGATATATATCCAACAGAATAAGTAATAGAATAAACAATAGAACCAACAACAACAATTAAATATTTACCACCAGAGAGTGTTCTCATACCCCTAACTGAAGCATTATTTAGTTGTAATATGCTTGTTAAGCCTGGAGTAGGATATAAAGCCACCACACCTCTACTGCCAGGAGGCTTTAAAGGATCAATCTCAGGATAGAAATTGATGCACTCTTGAGCTTCTTGATAGATGGAGGCCGCTTCATAGGAGGGGCCGACAAAGCCAAAATCAGCCATTATCTAAAGAACCCCCCAGAAAGTATCCAGCCTGCATCTTTTTGTCTTCCAACTAAAAGTGAATCTGCATAAGTAGAAACAATTGCTGGGTTCATATTTGTCCTCTTTACTGTTGACTTCCCTTGTGAGGCAAACTTCATAATCATCTGAATTTGTGTGGGACTGGCTTTGCCATACATAGGCATTAATCTTTCTGCCAAGCACCACCTAAGAGCCATGTTGTAACCTTGTGGCAAGTTGATATTATCAAATTGTGTGGTAAATCTTTGAAAAATTTGATCTACAAATATGTGCATTTCTCCCTGGCTGGGGTTCGGCCACAGGTACACATTCCCCAAAGTTTCTGTGGGTTCATAGTACACAGCCTTCGGCCACGGCCCATTTAGTGTCTTCAACCCAATCATTTGATATTGCTCAACATTTAAAACAGAAACTGGGTAATCTAATCCACCATTTGTGATGGGTTGACCATTAGAGTAAGTATTAATTCTCACAAAAGCAGAATTAAACCTTAATGGTCTTTGGTAATATGAATTAATGGTTTCACTTGATATAGGACTTGAATAAGTCTTATTTAACAAATAAGTGCCTGCCTCATTTACATTGTTTCCTGCCCCTGTGAGCATTTGAACAATTGTTGTGCCTGATGTAATACCAGTTCCACTAAGAGTTTGACCAAGAGAAATGCCACCAGACTGGATAGAAGTAATATTGAGAACATTACCAGTAATGCTTCCAGTAAAGATAGCACCAATCTGACCCCCTGGGCCGATGGTGTACTGAGTTTGTCCAGAAACAACAGGAAATATGATTTCATTTTTATAAAACACCATCATGTCTTCATTAGACCATTGATCTAACATATCTTGCAACATATCAAAAGCATCTTGGGATGCCTCAGCAGTTGGAGTTTCACCAGCTTCTAATGCCCCAATGTCTTTTAAAGCCCTGCTAATAATGTCATTTGGTGTAGTCATAATTATGCAAATGGTGAGTTAAGTGTAATTGTGAAATATGTATTACTTTGAGCTGGTGCAGGTTTAGTAATATTTATGGTTGTTCCACTAATACTACTTATGTAACTGTTAGTGCTTGCAGTTGCTCCACTTGCTGATCCAGTTCCATTCATACTTGCAACAGTACCACTCAAATAAAGCAATTTATATAAGTTTCTATCAATAGAACCATAATCTAAATTTAATAAAAATTCAGCAAATGGAGTGTAATTGTAAGTACCTGATACTAAAGATGGATAACTAGCCAAATTAACTGCAATTGTTGCATTGGTTGAATCAGTAAGTGCTATTAAAAGTTGTTGATCTATGTATGTGGGTAACTCATGTCCTGAAGCACTATTTACAGTAAACCCACCATTAGCAGTAGGAGTAAATGTAAATTTGTTTCCTGATAATATATATGTACCTGTACCACTTACATATTGATCCATATAAACTGCATTATCACCCCAACCATAAAATTCATTGTTTGTAAAATAGCATGATTGTTGACTTGCTAAGTCAGAATAAAGATATATACATTGGGTTGATTGAGTTGTGTAATTATAAAATTTATTGCCAGATATAACTCCATTTTTTACATTTTTAAATAATCCATAATTTCCAATTGTTGCGTAATAATTATGAATATTATTTACATATTTTAGCCCCTGTGCATTTACTGGAGTATTCCAAGGTTGTGATGTGCTATAAGATGTAAATACATTGTTAGAAATTGTTACATCATTATTATAATTACCCCATGTTAGTGCTTGCCACATCTGACCACCACCATAATCAACAAGAATTGCATTATTAGAAAATACAATATTTTGTGCATTTGGGCTTATGGATGATATAAGGATTGCTCCACCAGTAGAAGTATTTACTCCTATTGAACTACCAGCATTATTGGTATAAGTTGATTGTCTATGTACAGTATTTCCAATCCAATTTAAATTTAAACATCCAAGAGTAGCACTTGCATCTACAAACAAAGCAATTTCACCATTATTACACCTAGTGACAAAATTACCAGTAAATGTGCAACTAATGCCACCTTCAATATCTAGACCAACATCACCACAATCATTAACAATACAGCCTGTAACTGTTACTTGTTGGCAAGTTGCCATAAATATCCCACCACCACTACAAGTAGAAACTCTGCAATCAGTAATTAAAGTGTTTAAACATTTAAATAATTGCATGCCATTTGTACTGTTAACAATTGTGCAATTTGTGACCATTACATTATAAGAAGCCGCTAATTGAATAGCCTGTGCTCCTGCTAAACTATTAACAATCCAAACATTATCAATTAAAACATCAGTCTGATTACTTACAAGAATACCACCATTATTAAAACCACCACCATCAATATAAATATCTCTAATTGCATTATGCCCACCCATTGATATACATTGTCCTTGGGCATCTCCATTAGGAATACCTCTGGAAATAGCTTGTTTTGTCTTAATGACTGTGGACATACCATCACCAACAACATCAATATTGTTTGGCACTTGTAAAATAGATGAAATTAAATATGTACCTTCAGGAATATAAAAAGTACCACCACCATTGTTACCTACTGCAGTCAAACCAGCTTGTAATGCAGTTGTATCATCAGTAGTTCCATTACCAGTAGCACCAAAATCTTTTGCATCAATGTAATATTGGAGTTTTTGCCCTACAGTTCTACTTGTAGCACCAGTTAAAGCACCTGATCCATTAGACTGAATAAATCCAACTAAATTAGCACCTAATGCTGGATTGGTATTATTGGTTAAACTTGATAAATCATTGATACCAGGTATATTGTCATAGCTACCAATTTGCACAGCCCCTGCAGTTTGTAAAACAAACTTGTAAGTGCTACCAGCAATTAACCATATTTCATTGGTTACTCTACCTGAACTATCTAAAACAATTGGATTTGAATTAGCAACTGATCCTGCATTTGTTGTATATGTGGCTGTAGGTGTTGTTGTACCAGCCGCATATGTATAAATTAAACCACCAGACAAAGGAACACCATTGTTATCAAAAAATTGTGCTCCTGCTCCTGCAAAATATGAAAGATTAACTGCTGTCATTGTTGCACCTTATGGTTTTGATGAAGCTACTGATGCTTCATAAGCTGAAATTACTTCTTGAGTCCAAGTAGCATTAGCTATTGCAGGAACTGGACTTGGGTCAGTTTGTGCACCAACATCTCCTGGATGCCGAACCCATCTTGTAAAATTTCTGTTTATTTCAACATTATTTTCGGTAATTATTTGTGCTTGACGAATTTGTAAACTGCCATCTTGTAACACTTCTACTTTGTCAATAACTGTTGATGTAGATATAGTCATATTTTTCCTTAGAATGTTGTTTGATAAACACCACTAAAACTTACAAAATTTCCTGAGTATTGAAGATTTGTATAAGTTCCATTTGTATTTGTTCTAAAAAAGAAATTAGTAGTATTTCTTCCAATAGTAAAAATTGGACTTAATCCAGCATTTGTACTTGTTAAAAGTAAACCCATAGTATTTGAGCCTTGTTCACTAGCCGCAGTAAAAGGCAACCCACCTAATGCAGGGTTTGATGTGCTTGAAGTAGTAGGATAATTAACTTGACCTGATACCCAAACTAAATTACCTATTTTTGTATAATTTCCAGTAGCACTTGTAAATGTTAAACTAGCACCTGATTGGTCTGTAGGAGTCCAAGTACCTATTTCATAATCATTTAAAGTGCTATTGACTGAAGCATTGGTATTATTAAATGTAATACCATTTGTTCCAGTAGCAAAATTTAAAGCTGTTAGACCACTAAAAGATGTAACAGTTGAACCAAGTGATACAGATGTACTTCCAATAGTAACTGAACTATTTGTTAATGCAGAATTAGGAATTGATGTTAAAGATGCTCCAGAACCACTAAATACAGTTGCAGTTAAAGTTCCTGTGGATGGATTGAATTTAAGTTTTGTAGAACTTGTATATTCAGGAAGATTACCAGTTGTAGCTGTTTTCCAAACTGGATACATAACTGCATTTGTTGATGTGTCATCAGTTGTATTTGTATTTGTGGCATTTGTAGCTGAACCAACAGACAAAGTAGATTGAGCTACCCATGTAGGTGCAGAGCCATTTGACTGTAAAACATATCCACTTGTTCCAATTCCTAGTTTTGATAAAGCTGAACCAGAAGCATAATATGGCAAATCTCCTGCTGTATAGCTAACTAAACCTGTTCCTCCAGCAGTTGTAGGTGTTGTCTTCCAACCAATTACTTGAAGTGTTGAATTATTATCTTTATAAAATAACTTGCCATCAGTATAGTTAATAGCCAATTCACCACTAACTAAATTGCTAGTAGATGGAGTATTCCCTGTAGTACCAGAGTTATACAGTATTATTGGAGTGTAATTAGTTTGAGCCATTTTTATATATTAGGTGTAAAAACTTGAGGTTTCCAAGGAGGTACAACTGTTTTCTTTTCTAATGATTTTAACTGTTCTATCAGTCTTGAGGTAATAATATTTATTCCATCTTTGACTGATTCATCTTCAATCCATTTTGCTACCATTTCCTCTGTAATTTGCCCAAATGGCACATTCATGATAGGGTCTGTAAAAAACCAATTACCCTCTGTTTCAACAGTATTTGTGTCATCAGATAATGAACAATGATATTTGGCATGAGTTATTAACTCATTTTCAGCACTTATTTCAAGTATTTTCCAAACAATTTCCATTTAAAATGCCTCTTTTTCGAAAATTGATGTATTAAAAAGTTCCACCTTGAATTCCTCCTGTAATAGCATTATTTGTTGCGTTATAAGTTAAACCAGTATTTGTATATTGAGGCTGACTACCAGTAGCAGAAGCTACAAAAGTTAAATAATTTGTAGTTCCAGACCCTGCAGTTGTGGAAATATTGACTGTTGTAGCAGTAAGTATTCCTGAAACAGTCAATGTTCCAGTAGTAGGAATAAGTTTGTCTGCTACGTTGTCTTGGTTAATAGCCATGATTAAACGTCCGTACTTCCTGCGTAATTAGACATTGTCTTAAGTACGCTATAAATAGATGGTATTAAATCTCCTTTACCTTCAATTTCATTTAAAGAAATATTGTGACAATTCTCTGCCAAAACTTGCATCTCAGATTCTCTAGCAGCTTGATTGAAATAAATTTGCACTCTAACTTCTAATACATCTTTATTGCCATAATAATTTGTAATTCGAGCATAAGCCTGTGGAGCTGGTAGACCAAATTGCGTGTTTTCTAGGTTAAGTTGTAATGCCATTTTAGTAACCCAATTCGTTAGTTTCTATTGTTGCTGACCAATTTATTGTAGTGCTTGCTGCGCCTGTGACTTGTATTTGTAAAGCTCCATTAGTCGTATCTGCTACAGCCGCTACGTTTGATACTGTTCCCCATCCTGCGGTAATAGCACCAGTTGTTGCCCCCAATAAAGCTACGCTTGGAGTTCCAACAAGAGCAGTATTTGCAGCTGCAGCACCTCTTGAAATAACTCCTTTAATTTCCCAACCCGCAGCATCTATTGTCCCAGTATTGTGTGCAGATACTAAAGCTCTAAATGTATATACAGAAACTGTGCTTGTTTGTCCGTTTGGCAATACAAGTTGATTTGTAGCACTTGCTGCAGAAGTATTACTTTTTAATGCAGTTGCTGTTGCATTTGTTGTTTGTACTCCAATGACCAGCATTGAAGATTGAGTTGAACCAGCAGTCGTTACGTTTAAAGGTTGATTTGATGCTGGTATTGAAAGCAAACCAATAACACCTCTAGTTGTTCCGTAAGAACCACCTACAGCGGTTGCATAGTTTGCGTTTACTAAATTTGTATATCCACCAAGCGCAGAAGATGCAGTACCACTAGCTGTGTTATTTTGACCACCAGCTATCACCGCTTGAGCAGATGCAACCATAGTCGCAGCAGTTCTACTTGTCTGCCAATCAACCGCATTAGTACCCCTAGCATTACCACCTGTAGCACTAGATGTAGTCTGTTGTGCTTGTAATGCTCCTGTTCCTGCGGGTTGTAGGATTAGGTTTCCAGAAGAGTCCATCTCTACCGCTATGTTTCCGTTCAAACTTAAATAAGGATAACCATAAACCGCAGACGATGTTGTTTGAATATAATTACTTGCCGTATATCCATAGTTTAATTGGACACCCCAAGCATACATTGTTTGACTTGTGCCCGTATAATTAATATTACCAAAACCAGTAATAGTAGGGGTCGCAGAGTTTGACATATTTATCAAACCATAAAAATTAACCCCATAAGTAGTAAAAGAACCTGTAACACTACATCTATACCAACCATTTCCTACTGGTGTAATTGAAGAACTAATATAAAGTCCTGAAACTGTACCACTATTTGTTTTGGTAACTGTTCCATTAACAAGATCAAATACCGCATTAAATTGATTATTACCTTGAGTGGTTTGTGCAATAGAAAGTGCAACCCATTGTCTTCCATTAGAAGCAGGGTTTTTAAAATAAGCACTAATTGTTACGATAGGTTGAGTAATTAATACTTGCTGATATATGTCATGGTTAGTGCTAACTCCAGTACCTTCGTTAATAATATTGCCATCAGTACCACCAAAAGGAGACGAACCCGATGGTGCAGATACAGTCCCTGGATTTGATACTGTTGCGCCATCAGAACCCCAACCAGACGGCATTGCCTGACTGTACAAATATAAATTCTGCCCAGTACCCGTTAAGTTAGCAGTCTGTCCTGTAATAGTAGTAAACGTACCTGTAGATGGTGTAGTTCCTCCTATTACTGTGTTGTCTATAGTTAGACCAGTTAGTGCAGATGTGAATGTAGGATTTGCACTTGAACCATTAGAAATTAATACCTGATTGGCAGTTCCTGTAGAAGATAAAGATGTGGGAGCATTTCCAGCACCACCACCAACTAATAAAGAATATTGACTTAATGCACCACTAGATGCCCAAGTTGTTCCAGAACTAAAGTAAGGTATGCCTCCTGAAGTACCAGCAACTGTTAATGCCAAAGTTCCTGAACTTGTTATTGGTGAGCCTGAAACTGATATTAGTCCACCAGTAAAAGATTGAGCAACAGAAGTAACTGTTCCACCACCTCCAGGAGTTGCCCAAACAAATGCAGAACCATTCCACTCTAAATATGTTCCTGAACTTGATGGGGCTGTAATAAATGAAGTAGCTCCTGCCCCAGTTTGATAAATAATTTGGTTTGCAACTCCTCCAGCAATATTGGTAGCTGAAGATGCCAATCCTGAAAAATTAGTTGCAGTTAAAGTACCTGTATTTGGAACAAAACTTAATTTTGTAGAGCTTGTGTTTAAAGCATAATTTGTTGATCCAGTAGTGCCTGGTGACAATGTTGGATAAAAGGTGCTTGAACTGGATGTGCTATCTGTTACTTGAACATTTAATGCAACAGTTGCACTTGTAGCTGTTGTTGCAGAACTAGCATTGCCAGTTAATGCTCCTACAAAAGTAGTAGAAGTTACACTTGATAAACCAGCCAATGTTGTGGAACTAGAACCTAATGAGATTGAAGTTGTTCCAACAGTAATGCTTGAATTTACAAGTGCCCCATTAGGTATACTGGTTAAACTAGCACCAGAACCCACAAAAGATGTAGCTGTCAATGCCCCAGTATTAGGATTAAATTGATACTTTGTGGAACTTGTATATTCTGTTAATAAATTTCCTGATGTTATTGAGGAAAATAAAGGGTATCTTGTGGCATTTGTAGATGTATCATCAGTAACAGTTGATCCAGCAAATGTGGGAGTGACCCAAGTAGGTGCTCCACTAGTGTTAGCACTTAGATATTGACCTGTTGTACCATTTGCAATAAAAGAAGTTGTATTGTTGGTTGATTGATATACAAGTGCATTTGTATAACTTCCAACTAAATTTGTAGCTAAATCAGCAATACCTTTAAGGTTACCTTGCAATGCAGTTGTAGTTAATAAGCCTGTGCTTGGGTTGTAAGTTAAACCAGTAAATACATCTAAACTGGTAACTTGTCCACTGCTAACAGGACTAAAAACAGGATAAAACGTAGCATTGGTTGTTACATTGTTTATACCAATTGATTCAGTTGCAGAAACAACAAAAGGATGCCCCTGCCCTATGAAAGTATTAAAACTACCATCCAAATTAAAATATGCCTGAACTGGCAGAATATTTTGGTCAGATGTTAGGGCAGGAGCACTCATTATTAATATGCAGTGCAAGTCATAACAATTACATCACCAGCAGACATATTTGTTGCAAGTCCAGTGGTAATTCCATAACCAGTCATTGTGACTGATGTAGTAGTACTAGCTGTTTGTTGCAAAAATATGCCTGAACCATTGGTAACATCATTAGCAATGCACATCCAACCATTTGGAGCTGGAGGTAGTGTTAATGTTCCAGATGCGGCTCCCCCAGACCCCACAGTCACAGCAAAGCAATTTGGACTTACTCCCTTAATTGTGGGTGAAGTACCAAATCCACTTGCTATAACTGGTTGAGTAGAGAAAGTAGTAACAGGAATAGTGTTAGTTGTATTTGTAAAAGCTACTTGGTTTGTCATGATTGATCTGCCACAGGCATTACATATAAAGTATTTGCTGTTCCAACTGCACTTAAATTAAATCCATTAGCAGGCACTGCAATCACAGTAGGCTGAGACATGGAAATACCAAGCACAAATGATGTGCTAGTGTTTCCTGCTGTAGGCAATACTGCTGGAGTTGGAGTGATACTAGTAGGATTTAAAGGAGCAATTGAAATAGCAATAGGTGTAGAGCCAGTATTCAAAAATGCACAGTAGTTAATCTGGTCATTGCCAACTGGGACAATGCTTAAAGAACTACTTGCAGTTGTTGTTACTGCCACAGCATAGGTTTGACCTATGGGTCTGTATACACTGGTATTTGCCATGATTAGACTGCATTTACTGGTATGGGGCCGTCACTCCTGAGCACTTCAACTAGATATGAACCTGATGCTGGAGTTGCTGAAGACCCAGATGTGTTCACAAATTGAATTGTCAAAGTGTTTGTAGCAGAAACATAGTCATTTGCAATTGCAATTCCTGCTGTTTGAGCACCACCATTGTATGAAACATTGGTAACATCAGTTGTCAAAAGACCAGGTACAGTAAAACTTTGTGATGCTGAAGTACCAGTTACTGCTGATGGTGTGAGTGAGGGATTTGCTAAGAAATATGCATTTACATTTCCACGCAATATTGTGGTTGAGGGCATGATTTTTCCTTTAAGATTATTAAATTGTACTGTTTAAAAAAGAAAAAGCTACCCCTTTTGGGAGTAGCCCTTTCAATTTATTTAGCTTTTTTAGCTAAAGTCATAACCATAAACATATACATCTCCTGTGCCAGTTGCTCCAGAGGCAGTGGTCACATCAACATATAAAGTTTGGTTGTTATAAGCCAAGCTAGTTGAGCTAGAGTCAACATAAGCTGTGCCTAAAACTGCTGTTGACAATGCAGAAATTTGTGCAGTTGTCAAAGCACCAAACAAACTAGATGGTGATCCAGCATTTGTGGTTGTGATGCCAAGAGCTGTTGATGTTGACAATGAAACTACAGAGCCTGCATTGTTTACATTGGTAACAATCATTTCTTTTGGCAAATAAGCTGTGGAGTTATTAACTTGCACAGGTGTAAAAGCTACAGCATTAAGGTTCACTCCTTTAGCCACAGCAATCAGGCGCAATGCCTGGTTTGTTGTGACATTACTTGGGTGTGCTGAGACTGTGGTTGCTGGTCCGGGATTACTCATTTTTTAGTTTCCTTTGAATTAATGGGTTAAGCCGCGATTCTGCAAGCAAGTTCTTGGTACAGGGGTGCCCAACCATACAACACATCCAGCCTTGTGGGAATGGAATCATTGTTGATGGTGTATTGCCGGACAACACGCATGCTCAAGCCAACTTCCTTATCAGATGCTCTGCCTGCAAAGTGGACTCCCTCTGGCAACTCCAGATCCGCTACCGCCAAGGTAAAGGCATTGCGGTGGAAAAGCATGTTCTGTGGTGATAGTGTTCCAGTGTTGTTGAAAGGTGTAACTACTGCTGTAGTAGAAGTAGAACCAATGATGATTGAGTTCTGGAACTGACCACCAATGATAACTGCTGGAGCAACTGTGATGTTTGTAGCACCAGTTCCAACTGTTGTTGTGGACTGAACTACAAAGTTACGCAACTTGCCAGAGCCATAAGCCTGTCTGTTTTGTGGGTTGGTTGCATATACACCAGCAATTTGGATCACATCACCAGCATTTAATGTGCTTGAAGTGGATGCCTTGATCTGAATTGTGGAGTATTGTGACCAACCAGTTGAGAGGTAACCAACTTGAGCTGTAGTGTCAGCAGACAATGTATTACCACTGTAGCTACCAAAGGTTTGGCTTACGACGTTTTGATCCAATTTCCAATTCGTGCCCGCGCTGTCGCGACCCATCAGCCCCTTGCGATACTGCTCTGCAATCGCTTCCTGCGGCATAAACAAACCTTTTAGTGAATCAACAATAGTTGCTGATGTAAAGGATTCAACAATACAGGCTCTACGACCATCCCTTGGAGCACCCTCAGCATCCAAGTAAGCACCAGCAGTTAGGTAGGTGATGAGTCCTGTCGGTGGAGTACCAGCAGTTCCAACAATGTTAGCTGTTTGGAGAGCCGCCATTGTCAAACCATCTCTATCTATCTTATTAGCTACTGCGGCCACTGCAGGCTTTAGCACGCGGTCACTGAACATATCTAAAGATAATGCCAGGTCTTGTGTGGTGAATTGTGTATCCACATGGAACTGAGTTGAGAGAGTTACTGGGACTGAAGTCTCATTGAAGTCTTCAACATTCAGTGCTGGACCAGTTGTACCAATGAACCTTCCAGGTCTACGGACATTGACTGTGTTACCAATCTTGCCCCCGACCACAGCAAACTGGTCATCATAGTTACGATCCACTTCTGACGAAAATGTCAACTCGTTTTCCAGGACCATCAACGCTTCATTGGTGATCTTGGATATTGTTAGCAAATTATTTGCCATTTTGATTTCCTTTTAAGATTAAAAAATTGTTTACC